TGGATGCTCCTTGCCTCTGCTGTATCGCCTCCCTCAGTGAGGTGATTTTCTCCTGCGCCGAACAATCATCCGCGGCCTTTGGGGCCCCCGAAGGGCCAGTAGAGGCCTGGATGTGTCCCTTAGCCTTAGCGCGCAAAAGCGCTAGCGAGGACGGGCGCGTGACAGAGATCGGGCAAAATTCCATTAGCTCGATCTCAGTCTCGAGATAGATAACGCCGCACGGCAGGTCCGAGGCCTGGCTTACGGAACTAGTCACACAGCTCATGACACCGAAGTCAGAGAATCGCTCCACAAACTCGGCAACCGTCGTAGACGACGATGAGTAAGTGTAGAGGTCCTCCTTGCCTAGGCGTTCCGTTACGTCCATCGACCATGCACGCCAAGGCATGAAGGCGATGGAGTCGGCAACCGTCAACAACGAGCTAGACGTGGGCGGTGTTGAATTCCACAGGATGGGGTGCAGTGGGTCATTCGCAAAAGCGAAGACCAACCGCTCACCATCAGTGGCAGCCGCTTGTGGCTCGTAGTGGAAGACGGCCCGCTTAACACGGTATCGGACAAAGGCACTTGCAATCAGGTCGAACACGGGTGTAACGTAGTTCGCCGAGATCTTAGTGCCTCCGACCACCAACCATGCCGGGTCTGTCATGTTGAGCTGCGCAGAGACAGCAGTTGAACTCCCGCTACCGGGAATAAGAGCACCATTGCTGGCGGCAATTGTTTTAGCCACCTGCGCAATGGCAGCACACGTGTGGATTCGAATCCCATCCTGCCGTGAGGAGGGCAGGAATCGTGTGAACTGTTGCAGGTCCTGGGACACACCAGCCGGTGCGCCCATCATCTGGGGGCCCGCGGTACGAGGACCGCGGCGACCGCGCTTCTTGGCGGTCTCGCGGCGTTTGGCGACGCCGCGACGGGTGGGATTGGCTTTCTTGGGGCTCATTCCCTCATCGGCCAGGCTTCAGGAGTTGACGCTGTCGACAGTGACCAGCTGGGTACGTCATAATCGGACTGAAGATCCTGGCATCCTGTGATGGGGAAGGTCCAAGAATCGAGATAACTTTCCATTTCAAGTTGCTCCTCGACGGAAATGTCGAAGGCGCGCGCAAAAGACATGCGAGCCGTATCCGTGATGGGTTGAGGGTCCAGGCGCTCTAGTTGCTTCAAGTTCATCGCTCGCAGCTCGCGATTGACCCGAAAATACATCGGGTCTGCGGCCGTGAGTTGAACGTGATCTAGCTGGGCGGACTTACGTTGCGATGCATGACGCGATCGCATGAAGTTCCGCTCTCGCCTTCCGCCACCAGAGGCATTGCGCATCAAGGCCATAGCATAGGACTGCATCACGGGAACACCAAGATTTAAAGTCATCTCAGCCATCCCGATCGTGTTCACTAGCTTACGCCTGACGCGCTCTGAATCCAAGTACTTAACCCCACCTAGCCCAGTTGACAACCCCTTGATGGGGTCACGGACAAATTTGTGTTTGCCCGGGGCATATTCAATGGGGTGCGATTGGCACCACTCCACTTCTTCAATGGTAGTGGCCTCATTTTCAAGCTTGATCTCCATACCAAACGCCAGGAATTCATCGTAAAGATTCTCCTTGCACCATGGGAACAACTCTTGCTCAATTATAAGCAAGCAGTCATCCCCATCGTCAAGAATATCATAGTGTTTTCCTTTCATTATGGCGGAAACCATGGTGACCATGAGTAGGCAATTGCCAAGCGCAGTATTCATATCCCCTGACATCCGCTTGCCACGTGTGTGATACTTAATTCCTCGTGAGGAAACTCCCTTGTTATCCAGCTGCCACCTAAGCAGCATTCGGAATTCGGGGTCATCACACATGGCAAGGTATACCGAGTGCTCGATCTGCAGCAACTCCTTGCTCACATGTTGATCAAAGCGACTGGCGTCAAGTGATACCACCATAGGCGCATTGAAGGCCTTCATTTTCTCGACCAGGAGCTTAGCTCTACCGGCCTGTGAAAGCCCCTTACCGATTACACGCGTGGCAGGCAATATCTTACCATCTCCATGCAATCGGTAAAGTGGATGTTCGCAGGCCTTCAAGAACCTACCAACAGCCACACAATACTTCGGATCGCGAAACTGTATCGCCCTCGGATCAGGATTGACCTTCGAAGGATTAAGTTTCTCGAACTTCACAAACATTTTGATCCGGGCGCTTTGTTTAGTCAAGCCACCCTCCGAGAGTACACGATCTGTCGCACGAATATAGTTGGCTCTCTTTCCACCACTATACTGGTTCGGCATTTCGTACCATTCTTGGGGGGTGACACGCGGCAGCAGCCTCGAAATCATCCGTGCTTGTTTGCGAAGTTTTTCTAGCCCGGCCCTAGTCGGGGCCGGCACCGCCCCCAGGACACGGTTCCTGAGAGCGATCACCTGATTGCAACTGCAATCATGGTGGGCAAATGGCAGAAAGGAGCGGCGGCATTCCAACCGAGCAATCCTAACCCACTTGCGTGTATGTTCGTCATCCC